CTTATCCAGCAAATACAAATGACACAAGTGTCAGGATAGAAGCTGTAGAAGGTGTCATAAACAGACTTGTAGATGGAAAGCCTGGATTAGTTGTTTCTCCAACTTGTACAAACCTTATTTCTGGCTTTGAAGGTGGTTATAATTATAAACGTATGGTGTATATGGGTTCTGAAAAGTATGATGAAAAGCCAAATAAGAATAGGTTCAGCCATGTTCACGATGCTTTACAATATGCAATGTTAGGTGGTGGAGAAGGAAGAAGAGTTCTTCAAGGGAATCAAGTTCATAAACTCCCCACTACTGTTGAGAGAGCTAGTAATCCATTTCATAGAATGAAAAGAAGAAACAGAATGACATGGAAAGATAGAATGGCAGTAAGGTGACATGGTTATTAGTTGTATTTTTATCAGGAACAGTTCAGGAAAGTGTCTACTTCAGTGATTTGGACTCGTGTCTTAGAGTTGCACAGAAAATTAGATCGCAAAATCTCGACCCATCACTCGCAGGAGACAGTAAAATCTGGGTCAAGGCTTACTGCGTTCCTAAGTCTTTGCCTAAAAAGAATTAAAAAGTTATGGGGAGCAAACTTTAACACTTAATCTTTGATTATTGTTATTTGCAAATGTAATAAAATGACTGCTCCCCACCAAACAGAATGGATAATATGCTTTACTCCACATACAAACAGAGGAACTTGGAGATTATTTACATTTTGGCGTCCAAAGCATCAACATTGTTTTGCAGTAAGGTATCATAAAGACATAGATGCATGGATTTATGTAGAATGTTCTTCAAAACAATTTCATTTTGATTTATTAACAGGAGATAAGGCAACAGAGCTTATAAACTATATGATGAAAGAATGTGAGTGTATCTCAATAAAAATTAAACCTATTACTGTTTTTCATCCTCGCTGGCTTTATTGTGTAAGTTTTGTTAAACATCTTATAGGAATAAGAGGTTTTTTTATATTAACTCCATATCATTTACGATGTGAATTGCTAAAACTTGGAGGAAAAGTAATATTTAATCAACTTAAGGAGAAATAAATGGGTTTTAGTCGTAGAAAGTCTCCAGAATTAACTGCACAGCAACAGGCAGAACAGGCAAGACTTGCAAAAGAAAAAGAAGCACAAGAGTTTGCTCTAAAAGAGCAGAAAAGACTAAGAGAGAAAAACTTGATTGGTTTTAGGTCACTTATAAGCGAAGAAGAAAGTGGTCTTGATTTAAGAGGTAAAACCAAAAATATGGGTAAATCAATAAGAGGTTAGTATGAGAGATGAAGTAAATGGCGATGCAAGTCCAGCACCAGCAAGTGGAGACACCTCTAAAGATAAAGAATATAAACAAGTCATGGACAGATACAAGAAAGCCAAAAGCAGATGGAGTTCTTGGTCTGATTTATGGGAAGAAATATATGATTATGTTCTTCCTCATAGAGAAAGTTTCTTCAAAACTTCTGCTGCTCAACGCAGAACAGAGAATATTTATGATGAAACTGCTGTAACTGGTCTACCAAAGTTTGCTTCAAGGCTTCAACTTGGCTTTTTTCCACCAAATGGCAGAGCTTTTAAGCTTGCACCAGGTCCTGAACTGCCAAAAGAGTTTCAAAGTAGGTCATTAATGGAAGAATTAGACAGAATTACTGATCTTTTGCATGAAGGATTAAGAAATTCTAACTTTAATGCAGAATTACATGAAGGATTACAGGATTTAGGTCTTGGAACTATGAATTTACTGGTTGAAAGTGGTAGATTCATAGGTGATTTGCATTTTACATCAGTTCCACCGACAAATGTAGCTATATTGCCAGGTCATATGGACACTGTAACCGATTGGTTTAGATGGAATGACGAATGTGACATTACAGACGTAAAACATCGTTATCCCTATGCTAAGTTTAATAGCGATATGACAGCCATACAGAAGAGGGACCCAAGAAGGAAGACTAAGATAGTAGAAGCTACTGTTTATGATAGCACAGACCGATTTAAAGACGAATATACATACTATTTAATATCAGAAACAGATAAAGCTATCTTGTATCAGACAAATTTTAAAGGACAAGGTTCAGTACCTTGGATAACTACCAGATGGAGTAAATCTGGTTTTGAAGTTTGGGGAAGAGGTCCATTGCTACAGGCTATGCCAGCAATAAAAACTTTAAACCTAACAGTCCAGTTAATACTGGAAAATGCAGAAATGGCGATTGCAGGATCGTATGTGTACGATGATGACGGAGTGTTTAATCCAGATAATATAACAATACAGCCTGGAACTTTTATACCTCGGAGTCCAGGGTCATCAATAGATTCATTGCAGTCGCCATCACGATTTGATGTAGCACAATTAGTCATCGAAGATATGAGAAGGAACGTCCGAAAGGCTCTATTCATTGATGAACTTGATACAAGGGCTAATGCAAAAACACCTCTATCAGCAACTGAAGTATCTGAAAGACTAGCTGATGTAGCTAGAGATATGGGAGCTGTAGCAGGTCGTATGCAAAAAGAGTTTTTACAACCCTTGGTTCAAAGAGTCATAGCTATCTATACAGAACAAGGTTTGATTGATATACCTAAAGTAGATGGTCGTGAATTAAGAATTGTTCCTGTGTCACCTTTGTTAAGGGCTCAGGATCAACAGGATGTTTCCGATTTTGTAAGATTTCAACAAACTGTAGCAGGAACTTTTGGTCCAGAGATAACTCCTGCGTTATATGACCAAGAAGCTGTTATAAAGTTTTTAGCAGATAAGTTTGGTATTCCAGAAGAACTGCTTGCAGATAAACAACAAGTCGAAGCAAACATTCAACAAGCAATGCAACTAATGCAACAACAAGGAATGGGTGGATAATGACAAAAGAAAAAATTGATTTATCAATAGACGGCAGAGCCTATACAAAAGAAGTAGAAAATGATCTTAACTCAAAAGCCTATGCTTTATTTGGCTCTGGTGTTGGTAAAGCTTTTCTTCAATATTTAGAAAATCTAACAATACAAAATATACATTCTGCTGCTACAACATCAGAACAGCTTTCTCATTTTGAAGGTCAGCGATGGACAGTAGCCTTAATGAAAGCTAGATGTGAGTTAGGAAGGAAAATAAGCGATGGCTGATACTTGGCAAAAAAAAGCTGGAAAAAACCCTGAAGGTGGATTAAATGAGAAAGGGCGAAAATCTTATGAAAGAGCAAACCCTGGAAGCAACTTAAAACCTCCAGTTTCAGCTAAAGAAGCTAAGAGAAGTCCAGAGAAAGCTAAAAGGAGAAAGTCCTTTTGTAAAAGGATGATGGGAATGAAAAAGAAACTTACAAGTGCTAAAACAGCAAATGATCCTAATAGCAGGATTAATAAAGCACTTAGGAAGTGGGATTGTTAATTAGGAGAAAGTATGTCAGATGAACAATCAACCGAAGAAGAGGGGAAGACCCCCGAAGTACAAGACCAAACCACAGAAAGTGGAGATACGTCAGAGGTTAACGATCAGCAAGCTGATTCAAGACCTGATTGGCTACCTCAAAAGTTTGAGACGCCAGAACAACTAGCAGTTTCGTATGGTGAACTTGAAAAATCTCTTCATACTAGAAAAGAAGAGTTTAGAAATCAAATCATCAACGAAATGCAAACAGAAGCCAAAAAAGATACTCCAACAAGTCCAGGCGACTATGAAATAAATGTTGAAGTTCCTGAAGGCATGGAATGGGAAGTAGATGAATCTGATCCACTTCTTAACTGGTTTCAAGGCAAAGCTCATGAGTATGGATTAAATCAAAATGAGTTTGATAATCTTGTTAATGAATATGTTGCCATGGAAAATACCAAAGGACCAGATTGGAATGAAGAAGCAGAGATGTTAGGTGAACACGCAGAGAAAAGACTTGAAAGAGTCGATGCTTGGGCTAGTAATAACTTTACAGAAAGTGCTTACGAAAAGTTTGCTAATTTAAGAGCAGATGCTGGAATGGTTCAATTATTTGAAGAAATTATGGAACTTAATGGTCAACCAAAATTTAACATGACATCTAATACAGAGTTCCAAGAACGTCTTAACCTTGATGAAATTAGGTCTATGCAAAACGATCCTAAATACTGGAAAGAAAAAGATCCTGCTTTTATCAATAAGGTGAAAATGGCTTTTGAAGATTATGCAAAAAGAAAAGAAAGCAATGTGAATTAACATTTGTCTTTTTTTGTGTAATTTTTAAAATACTAGAAAGCCCTGAAGCTGACATAGTAGCCCTGAAGTCGACATAGGATAACTACAACGTTGGAAGCAGAAGGAACAACTGGACAGTAAATTGTAACTTTTAACTTTTAATAAGGAGAAGCTTTATGGCTCAATCTACCATTAGCACTTCCTTTATCGAGGAGTTTGAGTCTGGTGTCCACATGGCATACCAACGTATGGGCTCAAAACTCAGGAACACAGTTCGTAATCGATCTGGAGTTAAGAATAAAACTACGTTCCAAAAAATCGGAAAAGGTTTTGCTACTACTAAGTCAAGACATGGAGCCGTTGCACCAATGAATCTTTCCCATACTAATGTTTCAGTAACATTAGAGGATCATTTTGCTGGTGAATGGGTTGATGATCTTGACCAACTTCGTATCAACCATGATGAAATGCTCATCGCTCAACAATCAGGTGCTTATGCACTTGGTCGTAAGACTGATGATCTTATCTTGGCTCAAATGACAACAACAACATCAGCACATGATGAAACTTCAAATGGAATCACATTAGCCTGGGCTTTAGAGCTTATGGAAAAATTTGGTAACAATGAAGTTCCAGATGATGGCAAACGTTTTTGTGTCATAGGTTGGGAACAATGGTCACAACTAATGGCAATAGATCAATTTTCAAGAGCAGAATATGTTGGCGAAAATGATTTACCATTTCCATCAGGAATGACAGCCAAAAGATGGCTAGGTTTCATGTGGTTTCCACATGGAGGTTTAACTGAAACTAATGGTTCTGGTGCAGCTGGTACAACGCATAGAGAATGTTTTGCGTATCACTCAGATGCAATCGGTCATGCCATTGGTGCTGATATTAGTTCAAATATGCAGTATCACAACGATAAGGATAGTTATTTCATCTTAAACAAGATGCAACAGAATACAGTTCTTATCGATGCTGAAGGTGTCTTTGAACTAGAGCTAAAGAAATAGGAGGTATAATATGGCGTTCGTAAAAGCAAATTTATCCTTAGTTTCTTACTCAGGAAATGGTTTCCACATCTGGCACTACACTACAACAGATGCAAAGGCAACAATCGACTCAGCTGGTTACTTTAATGATGCTTCAAATGAGATGAATATTGGCGATATAATATTTGCTAATACATCAACTGGAGGCACACCAGAGTACGGAATATTCTGTGTCAATGCTAATGCAAGT